ACTTCGCCAACTTGAGGCCGAGCAACCTAAAGCAAAACCTGTTACTGCAGACGCTGACCCTTTAGCAGCCTTACAGAAAAGCGTTGCAGAATCTAAAGCACAGGTTGAAAAAAAGAATATAGAAATTCCAACTATCGCTTTAGAGCAAGCAGTTAATACTGGCGACGCAAATGCTATTCGTGCTGCAGCAACTGAACTTGGTAAAGCACAAGGACTTACTGGTAGCGAACTTAGAACCTTTTCATATAAGGCTGCACAAGATGCTGCTAAAGGTGAGAAACCAACACCACCTCCAGCAGACAGTCAATTTACTTATGACTATGTATGGAGACAAGATGTAGGCGGACCTGGTGGAAAATGGGTTTTAACTAAAAGCCCAAACGCTGGTCCTGCTGACTGGACATTTGATTCTAATGGAATCCTTTTTTACAAAGGAAAATTATTTACTGGTAATTATCAAGGTGTAAATTATGTCAATGGTAGGCCTCCAGGGTACAAAGAATCTGGCGGCGGAGATACTGGCGGAGATACTGGCGGAGATACTGGTGAAGGAACTGGGCTTGGTACTGGACTAGGAACAGGTACTGCGACTACTACCCGCTCTTTAGGTAGAGACCAATTCAAGAACAGCCTAGCCCTATTCTTTGGCGCTGCTGAAGCAGCCAAGCCGTGGGTAGATGCGCTCTATGATGTGGTATCAAAGTTTTATAGAACTGGTTCTGATGTAAACGAATCATTTAATCTAGCACTTCAAGATGCACGTAACAATCCTGCTTTGAAACCATTTACTGATAGATTCAAAGGTATATACGCTCTTCAAGATTTAAAACTTACAGGTAAGCCAGTGCTTGTCCCAACCATTGCTGAGTATGTTGTATCTCAAGCAAAGATGGCAGATGTTCTTAGAGAAGCCAATCTAGGAGATTTAGCAACTGATGACTTTACAACTGAACTTATTAGCAAAGGCAACTCAGTTACTACTATTGCTGAGAAAATAGCCAAGGCATATCTTCGTATTGATATGGCTCCTAAGGCTATTAAAGATACTTTTAGTCGTTTCTTCCCAACCGTTGATAAAACAAAACTTGCTAGAACTTTGCTTCTTGGCGAAAAGGGTGTCAATGAATTGGTTGATGAACTTGAAACATTTGAAGTCTTAGCCTCTGCAGAGCAGCAAGGGCTTGGAGCAATCAATAGAATCGGTGGAGTTGACTTAGGTCGAGCACAAGAATATGCTCGCAGTGGTCAAACCTATGCTTCTTTAACGCCTCAGTTTAGCAGAATTGCTAGAGCACTTCCTGAAACAACTAAACTTTCTCAAATTTCTAAAGTTGAAGATATTGGTCAAGTAGGTTTGGAGAAGGCTCTTATTAGTCAATCTGCAAAAGAACTTGAAAAACTACAAGAGTTAAGTGAACAGGAAGAAGCCCGTTTTGCGGGCAAAGCAGGACGAGCGGAACTCGGACTTGCATCACAGCGCAGAGCAAATCGCGCTTACTAAAAGAGAATCCTGAGCGGACCCATCGGCCCCGCCAGCGTAACAGACCGATAGCAAGAGCCAACCCACAGTCCCCGCGTGGTCATTGAGGCTTGCGACTAACAACGAATAGAAGGGTGGTTGCTATGAGCAACAACTACTGGGAAGACGAAGAAGACGAACTAGATACCAACGATAACCTAGATGGAAATGACTTAGTCAAGAAACTAAGGAAAGCCAAAAGGTCAGATGAGAAACGTATCAAGGAACTTTCTGAACAACTTGAGGGATTCCTCAAAGAGAAGAAAGAATCAACCGTCCGTCAAGTCCTAGAAAAGAAGGGCGTAAACCTAAAGGCTGCGCGTTTAATTATGAAAGACCTAGAGGACGTTAACGAAGAGGCAGTGAATAACTGGCTCAATGATAACGCCGACTTATTCGGAATTAAAACGTCAGATGCTCCTGAAATAGATAGAGATAATCTTGCTACATTGCGTAGCCAAGACATCATTACTCAAGGAGCGGTTACTCCCGACAAAGCGCAAGACATAGAATCGCGTCTTAATAACGCATCTTCGGAAGAAGAAATTCTAAGTCTGTTGCGCTCACAACAATAATCCGTTCATAGTCAAGGAGACTAAAAACTAATGTCACAATATACATCAACCGCGAGCACATCTCTCGGTGGTACAGTTGGTGGCGCAGGTCTCGTACAGAAGGCGTATGACCGTCTTCTCGAGTTCGCTCTCCGTTCAGAACCACTACTTCGTTCTGTAGCAGATAAGCGTCCTGCCCGTCAAGCAATTCCTGGCTCAACCGTAGTGCTACAGCGCTATGTTGATTTGGACCAGAAGACCTCAACACTAACAGAGACAGTTGACCCAGATGCAGTTGCTCTAACAACTCCAACATCTGTAACCATTACTCTTAACGAGTATGGTAATGCTGTCCTAGTAACCCGCGCTCTTGAATTGTTCTCACTAGCAGACGTAGACCCAGCAATTGCAAATATCATTGCATACAACCTTGCTGACTCTATCGATGCTGTTGTGTCAACAACTCTATCTGGCGGAACTAACGTAATCTACAGCGGTTCAACCGCTACAAGCACCGCCACAATTGCTGCTGCTGCAACAATTGATTCAGCAGACATCCGTAAGGCTGTTGCTAAACTCCGTGCTAATAAGGCCAAGGCTCGCCGTGGTTCTTACTACTGGTGCGGAATCCACCCAGAAGTTTCCCACGACCTGCGTGCAGAGTCTGGAAACCTAGGCTGGAACTTTGCTCACATTAACTCTGACCCAGCCGTTAATAACGTATGGGCAGGAGAAATTGGCGACTACGAAGGAGCATTCTTTGTTGAGTCTTCTCGTTTGCCAAATGCTAAAGATGGTGCAGACCAGTCTGCTCTCGCTACAACCGCAGTAACCGTTGCAGGTACATCAGCAGGCTTCACCTTCGGTGTTGCTTCTTCTGCTGTTATCGCAACTCGTGCTGAGGTAGGCGACAAGGTTGCTGGAACTGGTATCGCTTCAGGTGCCAAGATTACTGCAATTAGCACATCTGGCTCAACCACTACATTCACTGTAGATACAGCCAACACTGCTGCAGTTACCGCTACAACAACTGTAACCGTAACTCCAGTAACACGTGTATTTGATACTATCCTCTGCGGACAGCAAGCACTTGCTGAGGCTGTTGCAGAAGAGCCACACATTGTTATCGGAAACGTAACCGATAAGTTGATGCGCTTCCGCCCAATGGGCTGGTACGGCGTACTCGGCTTTGCACGTTATCGTGAAGAAGCACTGTATCGTATTGAATCAGGCTCCTCAATCGCTGCTCTCTAGTTGATTGACTCTGAAGGGTAGGCCTAGAAACCTACCCCTCGGGGTGAGTTCATTAGGAGGACTTATGACTGAATGGCTCTTTGTTACACCAACAGTAGAAGAGGGTTTTACTGGCGTTCAACGACTCTTTCAGTTTTATAAACTTGATAGAGGAATTACGATAGTAAGAAATCCGACCACTGGGGCGTATCAACAGATTAGATATGCACTTGATGACTCGTTAACCGATTATCCTGAAGTGTATGCTGGTGGCTATAACCACACAGTAGATGACGCTACAAAGGCAGCACTTATTGCTGGTGGAGTTGGCGTCACAGAAAGTAACTTTACAGCGATATGAAACATTGGGAACATCACCCTGAGCCAGTTGAAGGATGCTTTGGCTGTAAGGGTTTAAGTTTACAGATGAATGCTGGAGATGCAGATAGTCGTAGAAGTATGCCGACTAAAGCATTTAATAAAGAATTGGATGCTTACAAAGAGGCGAGAGCCCAAGGCATTCAGCCCGCTGGAACTTCTATGAAGAAGATTCAAGAGGCAGTAAAGGCTAGTGAGATACTCGGTAAAGCGTATGACTCTAGCAAAATGGCACCAACAAAACATATAACCAAAAAATCAGCAGAAGTACTTAATCAACTAGGAGCATAATATGCCAATGGTAAACGGAAAAGAATTTTCTTACGGCAAAAAAGGTATGGCTATGGCAAAGAAAGAAGCCAAGAAGTCAGGTAAGAAAATGGTTATGAAAAAGGGTATGAAGAAAGCCGCAATGAAGAAGATGGGCAAAAAGAAGTAATGAAAGCAAAAAAAGGAATGGGCTTCAAGGCAGCACAGAAATCGATAGCCAAGAAGCAAGGTGTGTCGATGGAGCGTGCTGGTGCAATCCTCGCATCTGGAGCCCGCAAAGCCTCTGCAGCAGCCAAGAAGAAAAACCCCAACCTGAAGAAGGTTAAGGGTAAGGCTAAGAAGTAACTACTCTAACTATAGAAAGTATAACAATGAACAAACGCGAATATGAAAATAGAAAGTCGTGGCTTATCGATACAGCAGAAACGCCTAAGGATAAAAAGAATCTTAAGAGCGAATTGGCTGCGTTAGAAAAACTTTACAAAGCCCACCGTAAGGCTGCTGGAATCACTAACTCAAACGCTAAGTCTCACGTTGTTGACCTCTATAGAAATACAGAAACAAGAAAGAAGCCAAATACTAAACTTGGTGGTCGTGAGATGGACCCTACAAAGATTAAGGGTTTTAAATATGGAGAAGGAACAGAGTAATGGCTAAAATTCGTAGAATGCAAGGATATGACCCAAAAGCATCTCAAATAAAAAATTTACGAGATAAACCAATCGGTCCAGAAGATTATATTTATGCCATAGAAGTTGCTGGGCAGCCTGCTGCTACAGATAAAGAAAGAGCAATTAAGGAACAAGCAAAACAAGATGTTAAATATCTTGAGGCTAAGTATCCTGGCATTGCTGGCAAGTTTAAATTATTCGAAGACCGTGTAAAAAATACAGAGCCTATGAAAAGCATTAATCAAAAGAAAAATAGACTCGGTAAGGCTAATTAATGTCATCAGGACAATTGAAACCGCACCGCGGTTTTAACTCTGTGCAAATCAGAGATGGATATGTGGTGCGGTTAAACAAGAATGGAACAGTAAGAGCAATACTAGGAAAGTATGGGGAATATGGCAAGCAAAGCAGACCCAAGGCTTAAGAGGGCAGGCGTAGCAGGGTTTAATAAACCTAAGCGCACACCTAGCCACCCAAAGAAGTCACACATTGTTGTGGCTAAAGAAGGTAGCCAAGTAAAGACTATTCGCTTCGGCGAACAAGGTGCTAAGACTGCTGGCAAACCAAAGCCTGGAGAGTCTGACAGGGTGAAGAAGAAGCGTGCATCATTTAAGGCACGCCATTCAAAGAACATTGCCAAAGGAAAGATGTCTGCTGCTTACTGGGCAGATAAGGTGAAATGGTGAAGAAGACTAAATCTAAAGTCAATGAGGCTGGTAATTACACTAAGCCTGGTATGCGTAAAGCGCTATTTAATAAAATTAAGGCTGGCTCTAAAGGCGGTAAGCCTGGGCAATGGTCTGCACGTAAGGCACAATTACTAGCAGTTCAATATAAGAAGGCAGGCGGAGGCTACAAGTAATGGCATTGGCTAAATCTCAACAGTCTTTAAAGAAGTGGACTAGTCAAAAATGGAAGACTTCGGACGGCAAGCCTTCCAAAGGCAAGAAGAGATATCTGCCAGAGGCAGCGTGGGCTAATTTAACTCCAGCCGAAAAGGCTGCAACTAATAGGGCTAAGGCAAAAGGTAATAAAAAAGGTAAACAATTTGTTAAACAACCCAAGTCAATCGCAAAGAAAACGGCAAGGTATAGATAATGGCGACAGGCACAGCAGGTAGTTCATTCACAAGCGAACTAAATCGCTTAGCAAATAGTGGGACATATCCAGCACTGACTGCATATTTGGCTGCCACTGGTGCCGCCAATGACTATGCAAACACAACAGGCAAGGCGCTTATTGGCGCACTAAACCTAGCAGCAGATGCTAATCGTCAGCCTAATAACTTTAAGGCTCTTGGCGGTATCTGTAATGAACTAGCAGGAACAACTAATCTTTCACCTACTGACGCCTTAAGGAGTATTAACCTGTGACAACACTTAGCGAAATGATTGATGAGGTTTTAATTAACCTCTCAGGTTATACCTATCAGCAGGACCGCTCTACCTATCTAACTGCAGCAGTAACAACATTAACTTCCCCTAGTTCTTCTCCTACAATCTTAAGCCTAGCCTCAACCGATTCGGTGGGTAAAGGCGTACTAGAGGTAGGCGAAGAGTTGATGTGGGTTGATAACTTTGACCGTATTGCTAATACTGCAACTGTTGCTCCCTATGGCCGCGGTTATCTAGGCACTGATGCCTCAACTGCTGCTGTAGATACTAAGGTAACTATCTCTCCAATCTTTCCTAGATATGTAGTTAAGAAGGCTATCAACGATACTATCCGAGCAGTCGGAACTCAGTTAATGGTTATCAAACAAACTACATTCACATTCAACGCGGCTCAAAGTACTTATGACTTAAGTAATCTTAACATTGAATCTATTCTGACTGTGATGTGGCAAAGCGTTGGGCCATCCTTAGAATGGATTAGAGTCAGTCGTTATGACTTTGACCCACTTGCTGAATCTGGCTACTGGGGCGCGGGGAGTCAGACAATAACTCTTCGTGACCACATCACCCCTGGGCGTACAGTTAAGATTATGTATGTTACCCAACCAGAAGCCTTTACATCTAATAGTCAAACCTTTACAACCCAGACAGGATACCCTGAATCAGCAAGGGACGTAATAACACTCGGCGCTGGCTATAGATTACTTGCTTATCTTGACCCAGCACGTGCTTCTCAGATTAGCCCACAGGCTGATGAGATTGACGCCAAGCGTCCATTTGGTTCATCTAACAATGCTACTCGTCAACTCTTTGCTCTCTATCAACAGAGACTTAGAGAAGAAATATCCGCTTTCCAAGGTCAGTACCCTCCCCGCATTCGCTTTAACCGATAGGAACCTGAATGACAACTCGCAAATACTCTTCTCGCTCCCAGCAATCAACGCTGACTGGTGCCATTACTGCGGGAGCAACCTCTATGACTGTAGTGAATGGCACTACACTACTTGGTGGTCAGTCCATTCCAGCAAGCACCACATTTACTTTAGTCATTGACCCAGATACTGCTCTTGAAGAAATCGTAGATGCTACGGCGGTATCTACTAATACCTTTACAATAACCAGAGCCATTGATGGCTCATCTGCACAAGCACACTCAGCAGGTGCAGTAGTAAGACATATGGCTATCGGTAGAGATTACCGTGATGCCAATTTACATACACAGGCTTCTGCTTCCTACAATGATGGTAGCGGTAACGCTCAGTCACTACACGGAATTGCATCTGGTGAAGGTGATGTAGTAGGTACAGCCAAGACACAGACTCTTACTAACAAGACTCTTACAACCCCTATAATTTCTAGCCCTACAATTACTGGAACATCTGGTGTTGAAACCAGCATAGTATTTGAAGGCGCTACGGCTGATGCCCACGAGACTACCCTGACTGTAGTTGACCCTACTCAGGACAATACAATCACCCTGCCTAATACGACAGGTACTGTAGTCATTGCTGATGCTACTCAAACCCTAACCAACAAGACTTTAACTAGCCCTACCATTTCTGGTAGCCCTGTAATTACTGGGCTATCTAGCGCAGGTATGGTTGCTTCCTCTGCTACCCCTAAAGATTATGTAGATGCCATCCTAGGCTCTGCAACGGCT